TTGGTTTTCAGTACCCCAAAGAGTATCTGACCAAGCTACAGGATTCGCTAAGTTAGGAGCAAGAATTGATTGGTCTTGATCTGCACCAGCCGTTGTCATAATAAACCCACCTGCTGTTGCATTTCTTGTAACCAAAGCAGAAGTCATGTTAGTTCCTAGGACTTCAAAATTTGGATTAGCAATGCTTCCAAAACTTTGTAGTTTAGGTATTGTCCTTACTGTTAAAGTCGCTGAAGCTAAATCAATCGAACCACCAGTAAAGTTACCTAAAGATACTGTTACAACATTTGCTGCTGTTACTGTAGCTGTAAGAGTAAGGTCTACTGTGTCTACGCTTAAAGAAGCCATAGCAAAGTCACCTAACGCTGCACCTAATACTGCTATATCTTCAATTAACTCATTGCCGTCTGCAATAGAACCAAAGTCTTTTGTCTCAGATCCTGTTAAGAAACCTTGCAGTTTTGGTAATGTTTCGTAGTACTCGTTTAAGTAATATCTGTCAGGAGTGGTTGCACTTCTGTTTACGTTATTACCATTAGTTCCTTCAATAACAAGTTGCCCATCACTTTCAATATTAACTTTATTAGCTAATTGATTACCAGATGTGCTGTTTGTAGCTAGGTGTTGAAACCCGCCCTCGGACCTGACCGGCCCACTAAATGTCGAATTTGCCATAATTTCCTCCTGGGAAATAAGTCTTATCGTCTCGGCTTGTCTGCTAGGTCAGTCGATAAAACAAATATAATTATCCTAGTGCTTCTGATTGTATACCAGATACGATTAAAAATGAAACAAAAAAAAGGGAGCCGAAGCTCCCTTTCCTTTTTTAGAACTTACGCTCCTTGAGATGCAAAGACTGCTCTTGGATTTGAAAATCCGAATGAGTATCTTTCTCTAGCTTTGAATCTGACGTTGCCAGTATCAAAGTCACCTTCCATAGAAGTTGAAAGAGCAGATCTCTCGAAGTGTTTAAATCCATCAGGACAATCTGTCATCAAGAACCAAGCATCGTTATCTGTTAAGAAATGGTTAACTGTATAACCTTCTGGGACCATACCCATATTCTTAATAGAGTTGATGTCGTTGTCAGACGTACTAACTCTTCCCGGTGTTTGAAGTAATCTATCTGCCACAAATTGTAATTGTGGTGGAACGATTAGTTTCTTGCCTTGAAGGGCGAGAATCATGTCTTTATCATCAGTAAACGTTGATATATTAATCAACGCATCTTCTAACGAAGTCTCATTTAAGTCAGAGTAAGTGCTAGGTCTGTTACTTAAAGTACCGCCACCCGCTAAAGGATGAGCTGTACTTACTAGAGCAACACCATCTCCACCAGTAAAACTGGATGAGAAAGCATTGTTCAAAACAGAAGCTGCTTTTACTTGCTTAGTATGAGCCATAGATCTTGCTAACGCTTTGGTGTATCTAGCACCTAAACGGTCGTAAAGATTGTCTTCGATTGCTTCTTCGGTAAGAGCAAACGCTAACGCAACAGTTTCGTGAGAATATCTTGAAGTAAAGCCTTCGGAAGCTGAATCAAATTCTACAGCATTTCCTTCACCTTTTACTTTAGCATTCCCGAAACCAACGATTAATGTTTCTTCTTCAAAAGCTCTGTCCGAAGACTCAGTTTCAAAGATTTCAGCATGTTCGTTTTCGTAGCGGTCGTACTCCATTCCAAATAATGCATTTAAACCTGGTTCTAGCTCTTTTGCTAGTTGTGATCGATTAATCGCCATTATTATACCCCTGTAGTTTGAGCATAGAGGTGCTCGTTAATTTTAACAATCATGTTGACATTTGTAGAAAGACTTCCAGTACCTAGAGCGTTATTCTCTGGGTCATTAGAAAATCCTATAATTCTACATTGAGCCGTACCTGTTGCCATAGTGCCACTGAGATCTACATTAGATCTACCGTTAGTTGTACTACCAGCAGTGTAAACAATATCAGCGTTTAAACCGACAACTGTTTGTACCACACTACCTGTAGCTGCACTTTGAACTTCAAATAAAGCATTAGGGTCGTCAACCACGAAAGCCACCGCATCGGATGAAGCAGTTAATGTCGGCCAGAAAGGTGAAAAAATCACATCTCCTGCTGAATCAGTATACTGACATCCTTGAAAGACTCCCAATAATAAATCGCCAGCAGCAGCGACAGCTATGCCACCTGTGTTGACCATTTTTACTGGATCGCCTGAGAAAATAGTTCCGGTTGTTCCTGTAAGAATATCGTACTCAGTAGTACCGGTACTGTTGGAATTACTTCCAAGTTTTCCTATAGGTCTTAAACCGAATTTAGCATTTGTATTTGCCATAATAGTTTCCTAGTTAATTTATATATTTAGAAGTGATTATTTACCACTTCCACCAAAAGTAACCTTGGATGACATTTTACTTGAAATTGGCATCGCAGGGTTCTCTTCACGCATTAGGTCGTTTTCCACAGCAGTCATTTGGTTTTGGGTTTGTTGTTCAAAGTAATCGTTCCTTTGATCTGCGATATCTTTATCAATTTTGCACAATATCAATCCACCCACTCCTATAACTCCAGCGTGTCGACCATCATCGACTGTAGGCAAATCATGGAAGCCTGGGAGTTCGTCTGGTCTTACCGGGACGAATCCTTCACGAAATCTTTTTGAGACATTCGTTTTGTCATCTTGTCCTAATACAGACTCTCTAATCCAACGATAAGTTATACCTTGAGATGCAGCTAATTCTACAGCTTCATCCGGGAGTTCTAAAGCAGAAGGCATTTTCCAAACTTTTGGCCTATTGTCCTTTTCTCTAGTGTCAGCACTTCTTGAAGCCCTAACATCTTTATCGTCAACTACGTTCTCTTTTACTTTTGTCATGATCTTTCTAACCTCGCTTTTTGTATTGCGTAATCTTTAAATGACACTCCAAGCCTCTTAGCTAATGCTTGTTCGCTCGGTGTCAATTCGATACGATTTTGTTTGCGTCCTGTCGATGTATTGCGTGTTGCTGAAGCGACTGTCTGGACGGGTTTATTGTCCGCTTCCACGTTAAACTTATGAGGCAATTCTTTTTGCACTCTGTTATTTAATTCAGTGTAGTACTCATCAGACTCAGTGTCAAAGCCTTCATTTTCCAATTGTCCATGAACAGCAAAAGCAACCGATGTTGCAACTTGATCTTTTCCAAACCAAGTATTCTGTTGAGCCCATGTACGAGCTTTGTTTGATGGTTCTTCATATTGCTCATCAGGTTGTTGAGCAGGGTACTGTTGTTGAGCTTGAGCTTTTTCAGCATAAGCTTCTTCTTGTTGTTCGTATTGTTTTTGAGCTTGTTTGTATTGACCAAGTTGAGCTTTGTCTGAAGTAGCCATTGTTAAGGCTTCAGTTGCATTAGCTATTGCCTCTGAATCTTGAGACTCAGAAGCCAGTTTTAAAGCTTGTCTTGCTAAAGTTATTTGAGATTCAACACGATTTGTAAATTCATCTCCGTAACTATTCTGAAAAGACTTCTGTGATTGTCTTAACTGTTCGTTTTGATCTTTTAAATCTTTGGCGTATTGAACGGCCATGAGTTCTCTTCTTTGAAACTCTTTAGCCTGGGCTACTGCCTTGTTGATTCTATTTTGTGCAAGAGAAGCTCTCTTTTCTACATCCGATAAATCTTTTGCTTTTTCTTCTACTTGAGGAGAAACTTTAAAATCTTCTTTAATTGTATCCTCAGTAACCGGGGATACGTTGTTATTTTCTTCCAGAACAATATCAACTGAGTTTTCTTGAACTTCGTCTTCTACTCTTTTGTGTTTCTGTACTGCAGCTTTTTCAATTTTTTCATCTGAAATTTCTACATCAATGTTTTCTAATGCTTCAATGTTTATTGCTTCTTCTGACATAAGTTACTCCTATAAAGATTTAATATCGTCTGGATTAAAAATGGTGGCAATGACTTCATCGTCATTAATGATACGAACTTCGTGGTCATCTTCTAATCTAAAACGAGTTCCGGCATATCTTCCTATTAAGACCCATTCTCCTTTTTTACACCACGGGTTGTTATCAAATTTGTTTTCATCTTTATAAGCTAGAGGTCCAACTTTTAACACGTAGCATATAACCGTGGACAAAGCTTCTCTGTCTACAGTTTCTTTTACTAATTGAATTCCAGCCTCTGTAACTCCTTTGCCCTTGTATGGCAATACTAGCAAACGCCATCCAGATGGATTTGGCATCCTGTCTAGTAAGGACTTGTCTAGGAGAGTAGGATCTAATACTTTTTGATCTGAGCTTACAAAAGCTTTATCTAATTCTGAAGAGCCTTCAGATTGATTCTCTGTAAGTGATTCTTTATGTTTTTCAAACTCTGTTTTTTCTGCGACTTTTTTATTCATCGATATCATCCATATGCAGCGTATCTTTTAAATCCTCTATGAGTGAGCGGTACGCAGATAACTCTCCCATAAGATATTTGTAATCTTCCATCGATCTTACATTGCCACCAGATATGATGTCAATAGTATTCTTCTCTCTTTGTCTTAAATTTTTAAAAAAG